ACAACATATGCGTAGCGTTTCATCCACGATTGTCGTTTCTCTGTGAACTTGAACTGCGGGTCGTCTACTGGGGCTTTAGTAAGACCAGAAACCAAACGAAAAAACGGTGTTTGGTCAATGGCTAATTCTGCAAACCTTTCGGAGAAGTCATATCGTCTCCTAAGGTCACCAGTTGATAGACCTGACGCAGATATAGCTTTACTAGATTCGGAAAGTCCTGTGGCAGTTGCTAATTTTAGCGGGGTTGCCGCCGGGTAGCTTGTGTCAGCCATGTTATTTTCCTTACGGGATTATCCCGTTGTTTTAGTTAAGTACTATAATCCGATGTCGCTGAGTCTTTCCCCTACGCCTAATAACTGGTCGAATACTTGGTCATCAAGAGAAGATTCTTGGCGAACCTCGTTGCCTACATTAGCAATACTTTGAGGAGTTCCTGTTCGGACCCTCTCCATTTGCTGGACTTGTTCTTGCCGAACATTATCGGCAATATTTTTGTCCCGGCTTTCGCGGTTCTTTAAATAGTATACATCCTCTAGAGTCAATTTTTTTTGTTTTGCAAAATCAACAAGTTCATCATAGTCACCGTCTGTTAACTGATATTTAGAACGAAAGTCCTGTTCATCAGCTAATTTCCGATTTTGATTGGCTTGGTCATCTGAAAACTGCTTGATTCTTTTCTGGACGACACCATCAACCGTAGCTTGAAATAATTTAGCACTATCAGAATTTTCATTAGATATTGCATCATCGTAATCAAACATAAAGTCTTCTCCTAATTGAAGTTCTTCCTTCAGGCTTTTGGGTGCTGACCCACCACCCTCAAAATAGCCTCTCACATGAGATACTAAATTGGGGTCTTCTTTCATCGCTTCGAGAACTGGTAAATATGGTTCTAACTCTTTTAAACGAGTGTTAAGTCGTTTTGCTTCACGAGAAGAATCACTATACCTTTTCTCAAGTTGGTCGTTACCGACCTCAGCATTTTGAGGATTCCCTTCTGGGGAAGTTATCTCAGGTTGCTGCTCTGGATGAGATTCTGAAGGCTCTGAAAGAGCCGAACCCATTACTTGTCTATCAAGCTGGTCAAAAAAATCGTCCTGTTGTGTTATTTTCTGAGTATCTGTCTCAGGGGGCAGATTGTCTAAGTCGACTCCTGCGTTGCCTTTTTCGATTGCTTCACTCATTTTTCACTCCTTTTAAATTACCGTTACCCTTTTTCTTTTGCAACCTGTTCTTTCTTGGCTTCATTTCTTCTTACCATCTCAGAACTAAGTTCCGATTTTAAGATATTCTGCACTAATTTTTGTTGCGCAGTTGTCTCATTAACCGATTTATTAATCTCAACATCAGCAGTTCTAACTTTATCCTTTATCCCTGCCTGTACTACTTGTCTTTCAAGAGTTTGTATTGTACCTTGCTGGTCTTTTACTGCTCCCTCAAGTTCTTTAATAGTCCCTTGTAATTGAGAATATAAAGATTTCCTTTGAAGTATTTGTTTCTTATTCCGTATATCAGTTTGTTGAATCATAGCAATATCGTCAATAAGCCCAGCTTCAAAAAACTTAAAATATTCATCTTGCAAAGCCCATCTATTCACTGGTTGTGTAGAGCCTGCTACCATTCTTACATCAAATTTTGTACTTGAATAGTCATTCCATCTCTTTATTACTTCACCGTAATCATTATAAACTGGAATATTAATTTCTACTTGATTGATTTCAGGCTCAGACATTCCCTCCTCTGGTTGAACAATCCTAAATACTCGATTAGCACTATAAACAATCTGAGCAACCTGCATAAAAACCTTACCTAAGCTCTCAAGAGCTGGTTCCACAACATTATTAGTCCATTGTCTAATTCTTCTAGTGCCATATTCATCTAGGGCTAACATTCCTCTATAAGTCTCATGCTGAGGTTGCCCTACTCCTTGCATTTGACCAGTAACACCAGAAATATGCTCTAAATCTTCTTTGCCCTGTTGGGTGATAGTAAAAAATGCATTATTAATTGGTTGTGGATTTATCACTGTGGGTACTTCAAATCCTTGTCTTGTCTTCAATAAAGCACCTGGGGCAGATGAGTATTGTTCCCATTCTTCCTCATCAATAGAACCTTCTTGGTATACGAACCTAAGATTAGAAGCAAGGTTAGCATTATGTAACATTACTTGATGAGATTTATTTAATTCTTGTTGTTTCCCTATCATTGGGGTTACTGCGCTCATTGGATAAGGAGTTCCAGTATGTGTGTAACAAATAGGAACAAGTGGATAAGCATCTACTGAGAGTCTCTGCTCATACAAAAACATATCGCCAACAACACAAGTAAGTTTAATTCTTTGTTCAAAAAATTCATTATAATTTATAACATTCTCTGAGTAACCCTCTGTCTCCATGAACTCGTCAAATACTGATTTCTCTAAAATTTGTGTATCTGATGCAGTTTTCGCCTCAACGAGTTTTGCTTCCATGCTTTTTTGAAGTTGCTCAAGTTGGGACTGCATCTCTTGTTGGGCTTTCCCCATTTCAAGTTCTGCTCTCTCTTGAATCATCTCCCCCTGTTGAACAGCTGTTTGCAATTCTAATTGCTTCTCCTGAAGCTGAACCTGCAACTCAGCCTGAGCATTTTCAATATCTTGTTTAACTTGGTCTTGAATCATTTCCATTTCTGTTGGAGATGGAGGAATTTGAATTAAAACATTAACAAATGGGACAGGCACTCTTTGGTAGCATTCATAAAAATCAAGAATATCATCTTTTTCAGCATCATCTGGCTTAAAGGTGTCGGCAAAATCTATATCAGCATGTTGAATAGAATAGCTTGTACCCTTATCTCTATTAGATGTTTGTTTAGACTCTGGGCTGCCAGTTGCTCTATTAATCTTATTTTTATACTGAGGCATTAGTTTCTTTAACGCTTCTTTAGACATATTTTTTTGAATTATAATATAATTAGCATCTCTAAATTGAATATCTCTAGCGGTGGGGTCTACATAAACATCATAAGGGTCGACAGACGAAAACATAACTTCGCCCTGTCCTTGGTCCGCATTAGTGTCTACCGTAACGGCAAAGTAGCCAATGCCCTTTGATAATGAATCGTGGATAACCTGCCCAAATAAACTTTTACCATCTGATTGATGCCAACAATACTCAGATATAGCACCATGAATATGAGCAATGTCAGAGTCACTACCTTCTTGACCGACAGCCTGCCATCTTGGATTATTAGCAGTAACAAAATACTTCATAATGTCAATAGCTGGGGTAATTCTATTAATAACAAAATCTGGCATTCCAGACTCTCTTAATGAGTCTTTCTCTGCTTGAGACAGTTGGTCGTTTAGATAAAAATCAACTCCCTGTTGGCTATCGTTATACCATTTTCTCCTATGGAAAGTATTTGTTTTTTTCCATAAATCCCTTACTACATCAGCTTTTTTATTTCTGCCTCGTGCCATTATACCTCTAGTCCTCTCTTAAACCATCCAAATAAAAATCTTTCTTGCTCTGGCTTCCTGCTTACTAAATCATAATAATGCTTTAGTCTATAACAACGAACCCTATCAATGGATGGCTTATACTTAGCTAATGCCCTCTTAGTCCCAGGTCCAAATCCCCCGTCTACTGCTATGCTTCCACCTTTACCATTGATTGTACTCTGTAAGACCTTAACAGCAGTCTTTCTTCCTTGATTAATACACATATCAAAAAATATATGTTTTAAATCATCTGGTAATTTATCTACTTTATTCCCGAGCCAATAGTCTTTATAATAAATTTCTTTTGCCTCTTTTTTTGTCAAATTCTCAATATCAACATCTGGATAGTATCTTTTAGTTATCCCAAAATTAGTTTCTCCCCCTAAATCCTTAGGGTCGTTTACATATCCACCTTCGTGTTTTAATGTAATTTCTATTATTTCATCGAATTTTGTCAACATTTTACGCAACTATCCAACTTTTAGCCCTTTTTTTCTCTTTATACCACTTTTTTTCCTTATTCTGCGATAAATTAGCAGGGAATGAGTATAAATTTGCATAATAAAGTCCCTCAATGGTATCATCGTGTGCCATTCGTGGTCCAAATGTAACTATTTCGTTAATTAAATCAAACTGGTTTTCTTTTACAAATACCGCCCCTAAAGAGAACCTTCCAGAGAGTCCACTATAGATACGATTTCTTTTTTGTGTACCCCCAGGTTTCTGAGGAATTACTGCAATGTTGTATTTATTAAGCCTTCGTCTCTCGTCATTCAACGCTTGAAAGATTGACCTGTTCATAGCAACGTCTTCGACACAAGAACTTATACAATGATACTTCTCGTGAAGTTCCATAATATAGTCACAAACACCCTTTTTGTCAATTATCTTACCCTTGCTGTCTTTAGCACCAAGCGTAGGTATACTTCTGTGTCTTTCATACTCCAGGACATATAAATTATTATTTATATCAATCGCAACAACCATGATAACAGAAAAGTCAGACTCTTTAGTATCAATGTCAGTAGCAGGGTCACAGCCAATAAAGGTATTGACAGGAGTAGCTTCCCCATCAATATTAAGGTAATTGATTCCATCCTCATGGGTATAGAAGCCCTCATAGTATTTAATATGTTTATAAGTCCAGACCGAATCTTCTTCACTCTGTACCTCCATCATGTATTCTTGATAAAATTTAGAAGGAGTCCCAGAATCCCTATAGAACTTCTTCTTTTCGTCTAGCTTACTTATAGGAAACCAACTATCCCACAAGGCAGTACCGTCATCTCTGATAGCCCTATAGGTAATTACTTTCCAAGCAAAATCTTTTTTCGCTTTAAGAGCCTTTGAATTGCTAGTGAGAAGGTTGTTAATGAAAGAATCATAATGTACAGGAGTACCATTGACCCTAAGACGACCAGTATGAGGCTCAAGAGCAGGATAAACAACGGCAGTAACAAGATTCGCATTTTTTGCCCTTGCTTCTGGCGATATTGTGTTTTGTTCATGCTCGAAATCGTCAAGGATGATAAGGTCGTATCTTTTGTGGAGTTTCGCTCCACCCCGTATCCCAGCGACATTACTCTTGGAAATGAGTTTGCATCCATTTGTTAGTTCTATATCCTCCTCTGTCCACTTCCTTCCTTTGAGTTTCCCAAAATAATAGAGGAGTTTCTCATTGTACTCAAAATGGTGTTTAATATAATCCATATTC